AAACTTTCCTACTTTAGTATCTTTAAATGGTTTGCTCATAGTTTCTAAATTGTAGTTGCATAAAGAACAAATATAAATTCAGTTCATTAAATGGGTAGTCTTTGTTTTTAGGGTAGTAAGATATACCGAAAATAAAACTTGTAGGGAATAAAGATATAATTGCTATGCTCATTAGTATGTCCAAATTACACCCTGTGCTTTGTCAGGGTCTATGTCAGCGTGTATAAAAGTTTTTGCTACTCCTATCCTGCTAAACCCTACATCCAAAAGGCAGTTAATTAAATCAAATCTATTTGTACTCTTTGTACAGGCTATGTCTACTGCTAATCCTTTTAAATGACTACTCCCACCATTACCATCAGCATCAGGCATTTTACCACCAACAGCTTCATTGTGTGCAGGTGTTCTAAATCCACTATTGATGTGTATAGGTTTGTCGAACTTATCTCTTACTTCGTCTAGCATCTCTAACAAAGACTTGTCCATAAGCTGACCACTACCTTGTACGTCAGGACTGTCAAACTCTGAATAGTTAAAGTATCTTAACATAAACCGCAGCTAAAGCAAATAACACAATTATTCATCTTTCTTGTTCTTTTTTAACTCGTACCACTTTTGGGCTGTATAGCCAATCGTAACTAATAATAAAAGTATCTTTAGACTATCTTCTAATATATCCATTGTGCTAACTGTAATGGCTGATAAATTGATTACGTAAAGTTTAAACGAGTTTAAGTCCATAATTAAAAGTTTCTACCTAAAAAGGTGTGTACACCGTTTCCTTCAACGGTTATTTCGTAAGACTTCCATCCATAAGGACTTTCGTCTAAATCGTTCCACAGTACATCTACGCTGTACTTGTCTGCGTATTCAGGCTCTACTGACCACTCATCGTTTTCATCATCCCACACAGGCGCATTGGTAACGATATGTCCTATATGGACAATAGCGTGGTTGCCCTCCAAGTAAGAGTGTCCGTCTACCTCTATATGTGGAAGCGAGGCAATCTTTTGCTCTGCCTGTTCCTTTGAGTTAAATTCGTATTTTTTAAACAGTTCCATTAGCTTGTTAGTGTTTGTAGTTCTGCGTCTGTTAGTGCTTCGTTAAATACCATAAATTGATATATAGGTGTTCTATCCCCTGTATCTCCTGAAACTCTTAATTGACCTAAAAGAAAATCCCTTATAGCTGAATTAAAAGATATAGCTGTATGAGTATGGTCTGCTACTTCAACACCGTCAATAAAAGCCTTAAAATTTGTAGATGAAACAAACTTTATAGCTAATTTATACCTACCCTCTGTATAAGTGCTTGTGGTCTTAACACCTAACGCAGTACCTTGCGCCCTGTTTTCAAACTTAAAAAAGTTACCTCCACCGTCTACATTATAGCCAACTGCAAAGTAATTACTTGAAGATGCTAACCATAAAAAACTGAACATAAAAGACTTTTGACCTGTTTTTACTAAATCAAAATCACAAAATATAGTAAATGGATAATCGGTTGGAGCGTTAGCAAAATCATTTATTTGTACACTATCTGCTGTCCTTGTGGTAATTCCTGACGAAAGGTTTGGTATATATGAAGTTCCGTAACTACCACTTTCAAATTGTACACCCCATATAAATCCATTACCTGCTACACCTGTACTTTGTGTACTTGTGTCGCTATCAGTAAAAAAGAAGTCTACAAAATCGCCACTTCCTGTTGCGTTATCTGTTGCTACTATTTCTACTTTTATCCAATCATTAGGATATTGCTCTATTGATGCGGTTGTTACATTTGTGCCTTTGTATGCTATTGTATTTGTATCAAGGTCAATAATAGTGTTACCATTCGCAGGTGTAGTACCATTAAGAACAAATAAACTTCTTGCGTTTAAATATCTTAAATCTCCTTTTTTAGCAAAGAACGACCAAGCATAAGTACCGCTTAATACAACACCTAAATTCTTTCTTGTAAACGCACCACTTGTTTGTGTTAGCTTGTTTCCTGTCAAAGAGCCATTTGGAGAGGTTGTATTATCATTATCAACTGATGTGTTAGTGAGTGTAGTGCCTTGACCTAAATCCTGACTATATGTGTATATATTAGTCCTTTCAGGCTCTAGTAGTAAAGTAGGGTCTTGTGGGTTTGTAGGGTTGTAGTCAAGCCTTGCTTGGTTTGCTAATACGCTTTCAACTAAACCGTCTTTGTTTACTCTTGTAGCATCTGCATCTACTGACACGGTAAAATCCCCTGCGGTAGTATTAGGCACAACTGAATACAATTCAGCATCAGCAGCCTTGTAACCGCTTGGTATCTGTACTAATGTAGCTTTTTGATATATGTCAGCTAGAGCCATTATTCATCTGTTTCCTCCTCTTTACTCTCGTTGAATATCTTTACGATTTCCTGTACCTGTGCTATGTAAGCAATAGGCAATGAGTTAAGAATTGCGTTTATACGTTGTATTTGTTCGTCTGTAATTTGCATTAGCCTTTTAATAATTCAACCTCTGCTTTTAATTCTTTTATAGCTTGGACAAGTACAGGTACAAGTTTTCCGTAGCTCATTTCTAACTTATCAGGGTTTTCGTCATAGACAAGTCTTAAAGTATCATCGTCTACTGACTGCACCTCTTGTGCTATAAATCCAAAATCTTTTTTGCCTTTGTTGGCTGAATAAAATTCTTCTCCGTCTTTATCCGTTTCTGCTCTATTATCCCAAACAAACTCTCTTGGTTGTAGGCTGTCAATAAAGTCTAAACCATAAGAAATGTCTTTTATATCTGTTTTATCTCTTTGGTCAGATAGTGAAGTTATAGAAGTAACCGCACAGCGTAAAGAAGCAACGGATGAGTTACCTAATGTTATTTCATTCGAAACAGTTGAGCTGCTTTCCATAGCAGAATATCCTATGTTTGTTATGTTGCTTCCTGTACTATTGCCACCTGTGGAAGCTCCAATGTTAGTTCTATAAAAACCCGTTACATTTGCATCATCAGCTTGGTAACCAATAGCGGTGTTGTGAGGATTAAATAATTGGTTCATAGACTTCATAGCTTCAAATCCAATCGCTACATTACGACCTTCGCTTGTAGAGGCTTTCAAAGCCCCTGCGCCAATAGCTACGTTTTTTTCTCCATCAGTTTGTACAAGCAGTGCCTCGTGTCCTATTGCTACATTATTAGAGCCTGTCGTTAAAGCATTTGCAGCACTTTCGCCAAAAACAGTATTATTTGCAGGGCTGCCACTTAAACCGCTTGGCACGTTAGAAACGTAAACCGAAGTTCCATCTACTGCGCAATCACTTAATCCATTCAAGTCTGATGCACCACCGCCACCTAAATTGCTAGGTGCTATCCTTACGTTATCACTGCCATCGTAACCTACTACGAAGTCTACGTTTGCACTGTCTGTTTTGAGCGTAAACTCACTAAATTTTTTATTTGCCATTTTTTTATTCTTCTATAATTATATTGTCTCCATTTTCAGCTATTAGGAAATCTCCGTTTTCTGCTGTAACTCTGTTAAGGGTTTCTGCAATACTTTGGTAAATACTTCCCCAAGTGCTACTTACAAATCCCCAATACGTTGTTTCGTATATCTTTCCGAAAGCCATTTATGTATTTTTTTAGTTTTACTATGTTTTTGTTTTTTGGTTTGTACGTCTTTGTCATAGAACCCATCCGTTAAATAAACTATCTTTGTCAGGATAAACATCGTCATCCGAGTTGTTATTATATTCAGGGAATAAATTACTGTTAAAATTCATATGGTCTATAAACCTTGTTGTGTAATACTCCGCTAGGTTTCTTTCTTTTTGTACTAAAAAATCTACTTCGTCTTTACTAGGCGTTTCTCCGTTTTCACTAGAATGTTTAAATAGTCCACCATTCTTTAGCTGATAAGCTGAATAAGGTAAATACTCTACCATAGCAAAATGTATAAGCATAGGCGCAAGATACTCATCCACTAGGGTTTGGTAATTGCCTGTTAGATTGTCTGCTATAATATCAGCTTGTAACTTGTCGTATAATTTGCTACCTGTGTAGTTTCTTACGTGTATCTCTTGTGCTATCTTAATAAACTGTATAAACTTATTGGTATCTACATTACCATCAAGTATGCTGTTCTTTACAAGGTCTGTTCTATTTATAAATAATGCTGTTGCCATATCTAGTTTTTAAATCCCATTTTGTTCCAATAAGCAGCAGTATAACCTTTATACTTCATATCTTTAGGTGCAACAGGTACTTTCTGTGCGTTAGTTTCAGGCTTAAATCCTTGACTTTTAGCTTCCGTTGTACTAATTACATTCCCTAGACTTTTAGAGCCTTCCTTGCGTGCGTAAATACGTCTAAACCATTTATGGTTGCATCTTGCTCCTCCTTTATATAACCATACAGAATAAGTATCAGAACCACCTTTGCCAAATCCTGAATTAACTACTTTGTCAGTCATAGCGTTTATATCTTCTTTACGATACACTTTTTTAGCACTTACCATTTTTTTGCAAAACTCTCTTGATGTGTTTTTAGTTTTATTGGGCGCATACATATATCTAACTAAATATGTTTTGTCCTCTTGACCTTTTTGTTTAGACTTACCGTCTTGGTCGCTCTCACGGTATGGCTTTGCGCTTCCTGTACTAGCTAACTCGGTTTGTTCGTTTAACTCTTTTATCTTTTGGTCTTGCTCATCCTCTAACTCATAGTCTACTTCTTGTTCGTCTATAAGTTCAAAGTCCTTTAGTAGTTCTTCTTCGTCTTGTCCTAAATCTATAAGTGTGTCTGCAATCTCTGTGTCTACAAACTTATCCACATCACTTGCCAACTTTACACCTGTTTCTTCTTCTTGTGTTTCGTCATCAATAAGTTCTTTGTCAATATCTATAAACTCTAAAGGTTGTAGTGTCTTAAAGTATAGGTTAAGAGATATATCGTTGTATGCTAGTATCTTGTCAAACGCTTCTATAAGCAAGTTCTGAAAAGGCTTAATAACCAAGTTCATCATTAGCTTTGTAGCTGTTTCTAACTCCTCTGCGTTGTTTCCAAGCCCTGTGTTGTCTTTAATACCTAAAAGCATAGGAGACACTACCCTGTGTGCTACAAGTATCTTACGGCTGCTCTCATCGCTTAAAAACTGATATTGATTGTGTGCATCACTTAACTGTACAGGGTCTATTGTAGCTGCTGTTTCAGGGCTGTCGTTAAATGATAGTATAAACTTACCTGCATTACTACTGCCTGAAAATTTATCATAGATACGTCTTTCTATCTGTTCTCTTTCTTCTGCACTTGGTGTACCGCTATTAAAGTTAATAAGCATACTAGGAGATAGTCCTGATTGTATGTTATTGATGTGAAAGTTAGATATTTCTTCTTCTAGGTCTGCATACTGCAACCCACCTTGATAGTCAGGGGTAGCATAGTACTTGTATCCTGCTCTGTAAGGCTTAACGTAAACAATTTCGATAGCTTCATTACTCATACCAAAAGCAGGTATGCGC